TGAGGTCGCCGCAAGCAAATAAAGCGCCGTGGCGCTTTTATTTAGAGCAACAAAATCATGCCAAAGCCCGCAACATTCCGTTTTTGTTGTGCTTCGACGAATGGTGGTTGATTTGGGTTGAGTCAGGTCATTGGCATGAACGCGGCCGGGAAAAAGGTCAATACTGTATGGCGCGTTTTGGCGACGTTGGCGCTTACGAGGGCGGCAACGTTAAAATTATTAGATGCGACGAAAACTTGAGCGAGGCACATAAGGGCAAAGCAAAATCGGCCGAGCAACGCCGCAAACTAGCGATTGCAAAACTCGGCAATCCGAGCACTCGCGGCCGAACATTTCCCGGTAGCCGGAGTCACATTCCGAAAGATCGCCTCGGTCGCTTTTGCAAGATCGGCGCGGTCATCGCCGCCATTGCTTTTATGTTCGGCGGTAATTCATCAGCGGCCGAATGTCTAAGCCAAGCGCAAGCGCGCGCAAGATACCCGAACGCTCACCTTTTTTGGCACGGCCCGCGCCATTGTTGGGACGACCGCGGCCTCGGTCATGCGGCGGTTTCCAAGCCGGTCAGGCCGGCATTGCCGCCCGCCCAAATCAACGACGCGCCGGCGCCGACGATCCTTTACCCGACGCTCGTCATGGATATGGACCCGCCCGATCCCGCGTTGCTGGCGCCCGCGCCGGTGAGCGCCGGGCCGCTCTTGCTCGACGTCGACGAGATCACCGGCGCGGCGATCGACGCCGACGGCAATAAAGCAACGCCGCGCGTCGAGTCGAGTTTCCGCGATCGTTGGCTCGCCATGCCGGCGAGTTGGTTCCTCGCCGCGATCGCCGAGCGGGTCAAATAATGGATATCGTCGAGCGCCTTATCGCCTATCGGGACCGCGCCGGCCGCTCGCGCGAGGGTCGCGATTTGCTGGCCGAGGCCGCTAACGAGATTGATCGTTACCGGAAAGATAACGCGGTACTCGCCGGCGCGCTTGCTAAAGCTCTAAATGAGATTGCGGGCGTACGATGGTCCCCGCCATGAGCAACATTTACGAAATGCTTAGGTGCGCCGATCGCGAGCTCAAAATGCGAAAGCGCGTTTACCCGCGCCTGGTCGAGCGCGAGCGCATGACGGTGACCGAGGCCGATAGCGAAATCCGCAACATGGAAAATATCGTCGAGCATTTTCAAAAGCTCGTCGACGCCGCGGAGCCAAATTTATTTAACAATGGGAGCAAATTGCCATGACCGAAACGAGAGTAAACGGCGCCGCCCTGGACGAGCAAGCCAAAGCGGTCGAGGCGGGACTAGCGACACATTTGCGGGTTAAGGGCGAGCTCGGCGAGGCGCGCGACGAGATCGCCGCGCTTCGCCAGGAATTGACGCAAAACGCGGTCGAGATCGAGGGCTTGCGATCGTTGCGGAATCATTTCGAAAACATGATGCACCAATATGCCGCCGAGCGCGACGGCGCCGTTGCCGAGCGCGCGAAATGCGAAAGCATCATCGAAAATTTGAGATCCATTTTGCGCGACTATCCGGTCAAGGTGGCTCAATGATAGCAAAAGAGACTCTCGCCGCGGTGCTGGAAAAGCCCGCCGGCGCGCCGCGCCTGGTCCCGGTCAAGGAAGCTTTGCGGTACGGCAAATTTGGCTTGACCAAACTTTACCATCTGATTTCCGACGGCAAGGTCGACGCCTATAAGGACGGCCATACGACATTGATCGACCTCAATTCGATCGACGCCTATCAACGATCGTTGCCGCGCCTGGTCGGGCGCCGCTCGCCGCGCCGGCGCCGGCGGGCCGGTGAATAATATGGCACCGCGTCGGATCACAAAACGCAAGCGCGTACCGCCGCCGAACGGCGACCCCGACCAGGTCCTAACGCCCGAGGAAACGGCGAGCGTCTTGCGTTGCGCGTTGAGCTCGCTTGCGCGTTGGCGTTGGAATGGCGAGGGACCGCGCTTTGTCAAAATCGGCGGCAACGTGCGCTATCGGCGCCGCGATTTGCGCGAGTGGATGGACTCGCGCGCGCATACCTCGACGACAAAAAAGCCCGCCTAGCGGCGGGCTTCCTTTTTTGGAAATGCGACGAGCTTTTTCCCAGGATCGAGAATCCGATCGACCATGATCGCAAGCTTTTTGAGCGCCTCGATCTTTTCGTCCCAATAATCATATTGATCGTAAACCGCGTCGATTCCGCCTTGTACCTGGCCGAGAACGCGGCGCCCGATTTCCTTGTCGACGCCGGCCTTTGCCATGAGAGTGCGCGCCGTGCGGCGCAAGTCGTGATAGGTCCAATGCGGAAATTTCGGCCGGCCGTCGGCCTTGCGGATTTCGGCGAGCTTGGCGTCGAGTATAGCCTTACATTTGGAAAAGCCCTTGAACGCGGTTTGACCGCCGTCGCTCGAAAAGACGAACGGGTCCGCGTTGCGCCCGCGCAAGAGCGCGTCGACCGGGTCGGTCAAATAGACCAGGTGAACGAGCTTGCGCTTGTTGCGCGTAAACGGGACGCGCCAGGTGCGGCCGTCGTATTCGTTGCGATCCATGTTTGACACCATGCGGAGCCGTTGCGCGGTGTAGAGCAAGCTCCGAACAAACGCCGTATAGCATTGCGGGACGGCGTGATCGGCGTCGAGCTCGTCGAGCGCGCGCCACAAGTCGCGGATTTCCTGGTCGTCGAGCGTACGTTGGCGCGCGCGGGCCGAGGGCTTTTTGATCCGCGCCATGCCCTTGACGAGCGGCGTACGAAAATCCTCGTCGCGGATCGCATACCAATTGAAAAATTTACGGATAAACGCGAGCGCGCGATCGGCCATAACGTCGCCCTCGATCGCGTCGAGCGCCTTGAACACCGCGCCGCGTTTAACGTCATAGATTGAAAGCGCGCCGATCGACGGCTTGAGATCGCGATGGAAACAACGGTCGTAATCAAAGCCGGAGTCGATCGTCGATAGGTGCTTGCGCGCAAAGCTATTCGGGTTTTTGTCGAGCTCGGGCTCGGCAAGGTTGCCCCATAAAAACTCAATGGTTTTGCCGGCGCCCGCGGCCTTGAGCTTTTGCGCTTTGATCTCGTCGGCCGGATCGCGGGTTTTATCGGCGGCCGCGCCGGCATGTTTTTTAGCGAGCTTGCGCGCTTGCTCGGCCGTCGTATTTCCATGAATCCCGAGCGGGATATATTGGCGCCGGCCGGCGGCGTTGTAATAGCGAAAGCCGTAAGTAAAGCCGCCGCTCGTGCCGCGCGCGACAAAACCCCTAACCTCCTCGTCGAATAACCACTCGCCAGGCTTGAGCGCCTCGACGGTTGTTTTACTGATTAGTCCCGTTGCCATCTTATTTTTACCTATCGTTTTTCGATCGACCCTCGACCCACTGATAAAGCGTTAGTTGCTCAAGGCGGAATCCGGTCCTAGACCAACTGATTTTATACCGAGGCGCGACCCACTGATTTCGATTCCTGTGTGCCCAATGTGTGCCCAAGAGCCCGAAAAGGCAAGCTATACGCTGATATTTGCTGATATAACGAAAGCGCCCGGTTTTACTACGTTTTCCGCACGTTTTCGGGAAAACGACGGCGCGGCAAAAGGTTAGCAATGGCGCCGATATTTAACTTTTAATCAAATGGTCGATTCGTAATGTCCCTGTGCCGCAATGGTTTCTTGAGTCGGGCGTTTGCTGTGTGCCCATTGTGTGCCCAAGGGCTCGTAGCTCAATGGTAGAGCATCCGACTTTTAATCGGATGACGATGGTTCGATTCCATCCGAGCCCACCATTAAGATAACGCTATGCGCCATTGCGACGGTTGTACGCTTTGTTGCTCGCTCTTGCCGATCAAGGAAATCGGCAAGCCGGCCGGCGTCGATTGCAAGCATCAATGCGCCGGCGGTTGCGGCGTTTACGGCGCGCGGCAAATGCCCGCCTCATGCCGCTTGTGGAATTGCCGTTGGCTCGTCGAGGATGATACCGCCGACCAGGTACGGCCCGACGCCTCGCATTTGGTAATTGATATTCTCCCCGATTGGGTTTCGCTATGCGATCCCGATACCGGCAAGCAATACCCGGTCGAGGTCGTGCAAGTATGGTGCGACCCGGCGCACCGCGACGCGCACAAAAACGGCCGTTTCCGCAAATACGTCAAACGCCAGGCGCGCAAAGGCAAGGCGACGATCGTGCGCTTTTCCTCGTCGGACGCGGTGACGCTATTCGCGCCGGCGCTTTCCCGCGATGGTCAATGGCACGAGGTCGGCGGCAAGATTGAAAGCGAGGCCGAGCACAAGGCGCGCGGCAAGAGGCTCGGCCTTTGAGGGACAAGCCAAACGATCGAGTTGAGGCCGGCCGCGTCGGCGGCCCGCCTGGTTCAATCAACGGCGCCTTTAAGGCGCTCGGGCCGAGCGGGCGCGAGTTGCTAATTATTGCCGACGACGGGCGCGCGCCGCCGCCCGATTTTGCGACGGGTTGGGAGCATGTTTCGGTTTCCCTGGCCGGCAACCGGCCGCCCAATTGGGCGGAAATGAATTGGATCAAGGATTGTTTTTGGCAAGACGAGGAAACCGTTTTGGAATTTCATCCGAAACGATCGGCGTACGTCAATATTCACCCTGGCGTGTTGCACCTATGGCGCAAGGTCGGCGAGGACCATCCGTTGCCGCCGACGATCGCGGTCTAGCGCGGCTCGCCTTGGTCGGCGGCCTTGCCGGCCGCGCATAGGGCGCCGCATAGGAAACCGAGCGACCCGCCGACGGCGAGCGCGGTGTAAACGATAAAGGCGGTTTGCATGGCGAGCTCCGGTTGCCCCCAGGCCCGCGCCATGCCGGCCAGGTTAGACCCGCGCGTCGCGGATTCGGCGGTGCGACCGCACCAATAAAAAAAGGCCCGCTCTTTCGAGCGGGCCGCGAAGTCGTCGTCGGTCATTACCTGGCGTCGGAGGGATCGCCCGGCAATTCGTTATTTTTTGGTCGGCAATTCGCGGAGCATAATCTCCGAAATTCGATCGACACTCTCCTTGTTGGTTTTCGTGAGGCCCTCCAAAACGGTTAGGCGCGTATTGATATCGGCGAGGTGCGGCGAGCCGCGGAGCTCCATCGTCGACACGCGCGTTTCAAGCCGCACCATGTAAGCCGTGACCGAAAGCACCGCGGCGCCGATCGCGATAGCTTGCGCGACCAGGAAATAAACGAGCGTTTGGTTGTCGCGAAACCATGAGTGCGCCGCCGTCATCATGCCGCTTGTGCAATTTGATACTCGCCGGTGAGCACGGCGGCGATCGCCGTCACTATTTCGCCAAAACGCGCGCGATAAAGCTCGGCGTCGGCCGAACTATCGACAAAGCAAACCTCAATTAAAATGCTCGGCATTTCCGTTTGATTGAGAAAATAGAGATCGGTGCGCTTTTTGGCGCCGCGGTTGATAAAGCCGACCGAGGCGATCGCGCCGGCGATATGGCCGGCGAGCGTTGCTTGCGTGACGTATAAACATTCGGTGCCCATTGGCGACGTCGTCTCGACATAGGCGTTAAAATGGACCGAGACGTCGAGGTCGCGATCCTCCGCATTGTGCGCCTCGACGATCGTCTTGAGATTGGTTTGCTGGTCGTGACTCGTGTCGTCGTGAAACGTCATAACCTCGACGTCGATCGCGCGGAGCTCCTCGGCAACCGCCTCGACGACGCGGCGCGCTTCCTCGACCTCGTTCAAGATGCCGACGGCGCCCGGTACATGCTTGCCGTGACCGGATGATATGACGATCCGGTTAAAGCCAACCGGGACCGCGCCGCGCGAGGTCGCCGGAAATATTACCTCGACCTCGTCGTCGGTTTGGATGCCGAGGGCCTCCATTGCGCCCGGCGAGATATCGGCGACGCGCCCGGTATCGTGATCGGATTCCGGCCCGGCCGGCCCCCAATCGGCCGGATAACATTTGATCGAGCGGCCGGTTTTCGGCGCGGTGACGAGCGCCATTTCCTCAAGCAACACCGGCGGCGGCGTCTCGCTATAGTCCCACCTGGTCGCGATATAAAAACTTGCCGGATTTAATCGACGCGCTAATCCCGTCGTCCCTTCCGGTTGGTAGCTTAAAAAGATCTCGGGCTTTTGCTCGACCGCGGTAATCCAGGCTAACGGCTCGTCGGGCGCGACGCCCTGGTCGAGCGGGCCGCCAAAATGCGAAACCTTGCCCTTTAGCGCAACGACCATTATTTTTTCTTCGCCGTCTTGCTAACGGGCGCGACCTCGGGCGTCGCCGGCGGCGCGGTGTTAAATAGCGGCGCGTCCTCGGCCGTTGTTTGCCCGGCCGGCGGTCCCGGTATGAAATAAACCATTATCGGGTAACCGAGGATTGGATCGCGCGGCGGCGTTGGCGGCGCGGCTTTGCCGTATCCTGGCGGCATACGCGGATCGGCTTGCGGCTTGTCGGTCATGGTCGGCGCTTCCTTTATGCGTAGGGTTGTGACGGCGGCGTGAACGGCGACGTCGGCCAACGACAAACGTCGGAGATACGAAACTCGTCGAGATAGCAAGACATCGAAACCGTATCGTTGCCGCCGATCGAGGTGTAGTCGCCATTCATCCATAATTTAGAGGCGCCGATATTCTGGCCTCCGCCCTGCACACCGTTGAGACAACCCGTGATCCACGGACCGTTTCGCATGACGGCGATATGCGTCCAGGCGTTGAGTGGCGCGGCGCCGAACGAAAAATTAACGTCCCAGGCGCTTCCGGTGACCGAGCCCAGAAACGTAATGACGTTGGTATTATCCATAATCATCCACGGCGCGAAAGCTCCATTGCCCCACCGTTTCCCCGCTAAGTGAACGTTGCCGCCGCCCGCCGCGATCCGATAATACCAAAAATCAATAGTCCAATTGGCGCCAAAAAAATCAAAGTCGGGCGAATTGCCGGCGGCCGTATAAATGCGCGTCGCCGGTCCCGTCGTCGCCGTAACATTTGAAAATAAGGCCGTGCCGCTCCCGGCAAACGTCATCCCGGCATTTGTAAAGGCATGTGGCGCGTCAAACGAGCCCTTGGCGACGTCGTTAAAATCATGGTCAAAATGTAATAAGAGCTTGGTCGCGTCATCGTTGCCGGTGAGCTTGCTTTTGTAAGGCTCGTTTGGCGGGCTAAAATTCGCGGTCCAACGCGCGATGCCGTTCGACAACCGCCACTCGTCCATTGCGCCGTACCAATAGTTCGTGCTGCCTTGCGCTCCAATAACGAGTGGGCAATTTCCCTGCCAGGGTACGCCGACAAACGGCCCGGTCGATTGCAAAACGCCGTTTTGAAATGCGTAATAGGTGTTTCCCTTCCGCACGAACGCGAGATGATACCAAACGTTTGCGCTCGGAATCGAACCGAGATCAATTGCCGATACAATATCCCATGCGGTGCCGTTTGAGCTTGAAAAAAACAAAAAATGATTCGGGCTCGAATTGCTTTGATAAAACAAAAACGGCCCGATGCCCGTCGTGTCGGATACCTTACCGTAAAAACCGGCCGACATGGCCGAAACGGGAAAAACCCAACCGTCGATCGTAAAATCGCCGGCCGGGCAAAGGTCGAGCGCGTGTGGACATTGCAAGCTAGAGTTATTGCCGCCGCCGCCGCCGGGAAAAAAAACGTACTGACTGAATTTGCTGTTAGCACTATGGCTCGATACCGGCGCGCCGGCGCGTAACGACCAGGACGCCGCCCGCGACGGCGCGCCGTACGCGGTGTCGCGAACGTAAAGACTGTTTATGTATGAGGCCGGGCAATCCAAATGCAGCAAACTTTTTACAAAACTATCATTGCCGGCCGCTTGCGACGGCGCGAGGAAATTCGGGTCGGCGGTATTAAAAACCGGAACGGTGCCAGGTAACATTGTGGCCTAGCTCAAATTCGGCGAAAAGAAACAATACATAACGGGCGCGGCGGCCGAGCCGGCGCAAGCGTACGAAATGACGTCGACCGCGTTCGGCGCCGTCGATAACGTCGGTTTGAGTCCATTGGCAAACTTATAAGCCGATCCCCAAGTCGTAATCGCGCGCGCGCCGGTCGCATCTTGCGCGACATAAATCACGCCCTTTTGGCCGTTCTTGAGATTAAGCGGATTGTTCAATTGGCAATTCGCGTTATTGAGCGTCCATACAAAATCGCTTGCGGTCGCGAGGTCAGGCGAAAAAGCGGTTAAGGCGCCGGTCGGGACGGCGGCGGCGGCGCTCCATACCGTCCACGGCGTTATTATTTTTTTTGCAGAATTTGTGCCGAAATAATCCGCAAGGCTCGCGTTCTGGCCGAATACCCAAGCCGCGTTTACGGCGTTAGTGCCACTGTAATCGACCGCAAGCGTCGGCAAGCCGAGCGCGCCCGTCATGGTATCGCCGGCAAGTTTTACGCCGGCGGTCCAAACGGCATTAACGCGACCGTATAATTTTGAATCAACCGGAGCCTCGCCGATCCCGCCGACGCGCGCGTCGACGTATTCCTTATTGGCGACGTCGAGCGGCGCCGTCGGGTCGGCCATTCCGGTAATGCTGCCGCCGGTAATTGCGACCGTGTTCGCGTTTTGCGTCGCCATCGAACCGAGCGGCGCGCCCGAATAGGTGCCGGGAATCCCGGCGAGGTTGACATTCCAATCGTTGTAAGTGCCGGCCGTTCCCAATTTGAGGCCGGCGGCGACCGTCATCGCGCCCGACGTCGAATCATAGGAGAGGATCGGCCCCTCCATCCAGGTCGCCGGCGTACCGGCGCTCGACAACCGCACGCGCGCGCCGACTGAATAGGCGAGGCCCGGTTGCGTCGTAAATGAAATGTTGGCGGTATCGGTCAACGCGAGCGGCGTCGAGCTCGTCGCCTGATAGCCGGTGCCTTGCGGGCCGGTCGCGCCTTGCGGCCCGGTCGTTCCAATTTGGCCGGCGCTTCCTTGCGGGCCGGCCGGTCCTTGCGGACCTGGTACGCCTTGCGGCCCTTGCATCCCGGTCGCCGGCGATTCAATTACATAGACTTCGTTCATCGCGTCGGCCCTATCGCGTTGGTAAGCGTCCCGCGCCAAATATCGTCGGCGATCCCGTCGGCCCGATACATGATGAGGCTATGCGCGTAATCGCCGTCGGGCATGAGCGCGAGTTGCGCGCGCGTAATCGTTATATTGATCGTATCGAGGTAGGCCGTCGCCGTCGGATCGGACGCGCTCAAAATGATGCCGTCGCCTGGATCGGTCGAAAGCGCGACGAAAACCTCGACGTCCTCGGGTCGTTTGCGAATCATCATTTGCATGGTCACGCCGGCAAAATCGTAATAGTAATCGCCGCCGCCCTCCGGCGTGACTCTAACCATAAACGCCTTTGCAAAATCGGCGTCGGTATAGGTGTTTATATTGACGGTTGCGGCCGACATTAGAAATACTGGCCGCCGGTTTGGATGATGCCGCCGCTATCTCCTGGAATATAGTTTGCGCCGGCGCCATAAACGAACATGACTCCATTGCCATTGCAATAGTAGCGCGTACCGCGCGCGGTCCCAACATAGGTATTAAAAATGCCGGTCGGCGTTGCCAGGAATAGCGAGCCGTTGATTTGCGCGCTCGCGAACGCAACGCCGAAATTCGGGTTTCCGATAATGTTAATGGTTAGGCCGATACAACTAATGCCGCCGTTTGCGGAGGCGACCATGTGATTTACGGCGCTCCCGCTAATTGTATAATTGTGCGTCAATGCAAGCGACGCGCCGGAAAACGCGCCGATATGCCCCGCACTATAACCCGACGCCGGTCCAAAGTCGGCCGCGCCGATCACCATTTCCGAACCGGAATGAGTCGCATAGGCGTGGGTATTAAAGTCGCCGGTCGACTGAATCTTAAACCCACTCCAGGATAACTTCGCGCCGTCTTGTGCGGCAAAGCCGGCGCCGGCCGCAATTGAGACTAGGCAATTTGCCGGCGTTGTATCGTTGCCTTGAAATTTGATTGCCCCCGGCCCGGTTTGCCCGCGCATAAATCCGACGGCAATTACGCCGGTCGGATAGGTGCCGTCGGCGCAATGAAAGGTGACGTTGTAACCGGCGAGATCGACGTTTGTTTGTACCCAATTGTAGGCGTGTTGAAGGCTTTGCCAGGCGGTACCGGCCGTCTTGCCGTCGTTGGCGTCGTTGCCGGTTGCCGGGTTGACGTAGTAGTCGCGGTTGCCGGCAAAAACATCGACGACCCCGCCGCCGCCCGACGGCAACGTAAATTCGCTATTGAGGATACCGACCGAGCGGCAATTCACGCCGTCGTATGTCACTAAGTAAACCGAGCCGGCGATCAAGTCGCCAATGGCGACGGGTTGCCCGGTGCGTTTAACGAGCGGCTTTGGCGTTGCAATGCCGGCGATCGTGACGTCGACGGTTTGCGAGGTATTGGTATTATTGGCGCCGATCTCGACAAAAAACGTAAGCGGGACCGCCCATGCGGCCGGCGCCGGCGCGAGCGTTATCGCGATATGATTCGCCGTGCCGACGTCGAGGACAAATTGCGGGCGCATGAATCGCGTCGCCGCCGACATTTGCGCCAGGTCGTTATTGTTCGGGCTCGACAAGCCGACGTCGGTAATAACCGAAACGATCTCGCGTTGCGGATATTCGATCGACTCGGCCGGCGGAATTGAGCCGGCGCGGCCGACCGACGGGTCGCCGTTGACGTATGGCGCGTTAGCGTCGGCAACGCCATAAGGCGGGTTGTATTTCATTTTTTCCTCGTCCTCGAAAAGCAAACGGCCCGCCGTTTGGCGAGCCGCTTGCAAACAATTGTCTCGGGTCGTTTACGGTGTGCCGGCCATTGGCCCTTGAGGTTGTTGACCGGAATAATCGAAAATAATTTCGGTGTGTGCCGGCTTGATTTGGTTAAGCAAACATTCCAGGTCGTCGGCGAGCCCGATCCGCAAATGCGGATCAATGCCGGTTTGTCCCGCGGTCACGCGGAACCAAATCAATTTGGTCGAGTCGACATGCACCGACCAATAAAACCGATTTTCCGGCGGCCCCAGGATGTACGGGTAATCGCTATAGCTTCCGTCGGCGTTGATTGTGCGGTTATCGCCGACGCGATCAATGCCGACCATGAAAGGATGATATTCGGTAATCGTGATCGCATAGCCGATATAGGCGGCGGCCCCGATCATGAACTCGCGCGATTGACCGCCGAGCGTCGTCATCTTGTAAACGAGCGCGGCTTGCCGTTCGGCGATGGATTGCGGCGCCTGGTAACAAGGATTCGGCAAGCCCCAATTGCGCTCCCAATCGGGCAAGAGCTCGATCGTCTTGCGCGGATCGCTTTCGCGTTCCAGCAAGTCGGCGGCGCGGGCGTCGACCGGATCGCCCCAAATTTGCGACAAGCCGCCGATTAGCGCCATGAGGACGCTATCGTCCTCGCGCGGCCAGGCCGGGCCGGTCGGCAAGAGCGCGGCAAGCGCGTCGACGTAATCGTCGCCGGTGCGCCTAACGTGCCGGTCCTTAGTCGTCATAAATCACGGTATCCAAAATCGCCAAATGCGCCGGCGACGGCATGACCGCATCGTTAAATATCAAGGTATGGTGTTGCTCGCCGACGGCTTGCGAAACCGCCTCGTCGATCCATGAGCGATAGATCGTTTGACCTGGCACCGCGCGCGCGTAAAGCATGGCCTCGATTGATTGCTCGATCGCCGCCCGCGTCGACTCGCTATCATTGACGAGCTCGGTAATTTGCAATTCGAGCGCGAACGGGATCGGGCCGTAAACCCAAAAGTCTTTAACCGCGACCGGGCGCTTTTCGTCGATATAGGCGGTGACCGCGGCGACGTCCTCCTCAAGCGGAAAGCCGTTATTATCGGCGCGCAAGTCGTCGCACATAAAGCGTACGGTAACCGTGCCCATTCCCATTTCGTTCGGATAGCACCAGGCGCGGGTAACGCCCGGCACGGCAAGCGCCCAAGCGACGTAATCGTCGGCATCGCCGCCCATTGGCGGCGCCTGGATACGCAAGAGCACGCGGGCGCGCAGCTCGTCGTCGGTTTCGGGATCGACGCCGCCGCTCATGGTAACGATGGTGACAAAGCCGTCGAGGCCGGCTTGCGCGCTTACCGGCGCGAGCGTCGAGCCGGGATCGAGGTTTCCGGCAATGCCAGGATCGACGGCGCGGATCGCGACCGGCGTCGCCGCGGTGCCGATGTAAACGTCGGCGGTCGTCTCGTAGAGGATGCTCGCTTGCGAGGTCAATTGAGTCCCGGCCGGGACGATCGTCCCGGTGATCCCGGTCACGGTGCCGCTCCCGGCGGCAAAGGTGCCCGGCTTGCGACCAGGCGGAATCCAGATTTGCGCGTGTCGGTCGAGCCACTCGGTTTCGGCCGTGTCGGGCAATAATTGGCGGGCGAGCCAATCAATATAAAGCAAGACGAGATAGGCGAGCCCGGCATTGCCGTCGGCAAGGACGCGCAAGACGCTATTCGGCACCATTGGCGCCGAGTGTAATCGGGCGGTGACGTAATCGCGGTTTTGCTTGCGTACGTCGTCGAGGCTCGGCGTCGTCCAGGGCAAGGGCTTACCCTCCTATTTCCGCCCATAGGGCTTGATACTGCAATTGAATCGCCGGCAACGGCCCGCGGTAGAGCACGATATTTGCGACGATCTTTTGCAATTCGGTGCGCGCGACGGCGACGTCGACGCGCGAGACGATCCGTTGCGTAATGAAAGGTTGCAACGCCTCGCGGATATAGGCGTCGATCCGCGCGAGCGTCGAGCCCTGGCGCGCGGTGTTATCGGTGATCTTGTGTCGCTCAAGCAACCATAGGCGCGAGCCGATCGGCCAACCGCTCCAAATGGCCTCGGCATTTTCGTCGGCCCACCATCCGCGCCGGTCGGTATCGGCCTCGCCGTTCGGCAAGATATCGTCGGGGTTGGCGCGCTTGTGCGTTCCGAGCGCGACAATGACCGCGGTCGCGAGCGCCTCGGTTTCGTCGACCAGGTTGTCGCGCTTTTGCAAGAGGTCGAAGGTGACGACAAACGGCGTGACAATGTCGAATAATCTGAGGTCGGGCATGGGCTATCCGGCAAACGTGGCGCCGCTTCCTTCCGCGGTCATGGGCTCGCAATGCGGGCCGCCGATCGGGATACAAAGGTCGTCGGGCGCGGCGGCGTCGGGCGCGTGAACGATCACTTTTTTGCCCTCGATCAAAACGGTTGAAACCGACGCGATCAATTGGCCGTCGCCGTCGCTATTGATATCGCCCTCGACCGCCCATAACCGGCCGTCGACATAGACCGAGCTTTGCCCGACGACGATGGTCGTGGCGCCGCACGCGCGCGCGTCGCCGTGCCGGTGCGCCGGCGGCATCGCCGTTACCCGTTATGCTTGAT